TTCACGGTTGAAGCAATCAAGCGTGGCAAGGTCCGCCCCGCTGCCTACAACCACGTTCCTGATGTTCAGGGCACGGGCTTTGAGCTGTTTCTGATCAACCTGGCGATCGGCATCGCCTTGTCTGCCGTCAGCTACCTACTGACTCCGAAGCCAGAGGAACCCCGCGAGATCCAGCAGCGACAGCTCAAGAACGCCAAGGGTCGGAGTCGCTTCAACACCAACTTTGGATTTGACGGCCTGCAGGAGCTGACGGAATACGGCACTCCTGTGGCGATCCTGTTCGGTCGCTACATGCAGCACGGCAACGTCACGACGGGCGGCCTGAGCGTGGCACCGGCGCTGGTGTGGTCGCGCATGTTCAGCTATGGCAGCCACCAGGGCTTTAAGGGGTTGTTCGTGGTGGGCGAACAGCTGGAGGACAGTAAACCCAGCATCAAATCAGTGCAGCTGGGAACCGGCAGTCTCGACACCTTGGCTAAGGAGCGCTTTGCGTTCTACTGGCGTCCGACAGGCGGGCGGTTGGGTGGCGGTGATCTGATCGCTGGCACCAGGGCAACACCATCCGCAGGCGACCCGCAGCCTTACGACGACATTGCGACGGTGCCGACCATCCGTGGGCACGTGATGGAGGGGTTCTGCATGACCCACCAGCCGAGCAACAGCACGGAGTTCGGTTGCTACGGCGGCATCCGTAACGGCACGGGCTACCGAGTGAACTGGCGCGTGATCTCGCGGCTCGATGGCAGCAGCGATTCGGACGACCGCTGCCGGATGGAGCGCCGCAAGATTGCTGGCGACGGTGGCGACGGTCTCAACGCCGGAATGCCGGGCCACGGTCGGGGATACAGCACCTGCATGGGCATCATCAGTCTGAATGGGCGCTCGCCTGATGATGCAGAGCTGCACAACGTAAAGGTCGGCGATCGAATCGTGTTTCGTATTTCGGGGCGGAAGTTCCCGATTCAAGATGGCGAGATCAATCTTGATAAGGGGTCTGGTGTCACCAGCGAAGACATCACCTCGTCGCTGGATGGAGACCGTCAAGCAGCTGACGATGCGCTGGCGCTGGGCGAGATGTTCATGATTGGTCGCACGCTCTGGCAGGTTAAAGAGCGTCGCGGCGGCAAGGATGGCGTCTATGTGCTGGGCCAAGACGATGTTGATGTGGTGTTGGAATGCACTGAGCTAACCAGCCCTGGCAACACCGAGATCGGCATTGCAGGTCGCAATGCAGTGATCAATAACGACATCACGCACGAAGGCGGCTACCGAGAGTTCAGCAGAAATAAGGGCTGGGTAGGCCCGTCGTGGTATCCGCTGACAAAGGTGGCATTTGGCGTGGTGCGCAACGTGCGTGTCGCAGAGATGACCGAGATCGGGATTCGATCAACCGTCTGGAATCAAGGCAACGGGCTGTGCAACTTTGAATCGCTGCCCACACCGGCTGAGCTAGACAAGTTTGATAACAGGAACGTTCAGGTCACCAACGGCACAATCAACAAGTATTTCAGACGCACCAGTGTCTTCACAATCTTCCTGCGTCCGACAGGATTGCGACCTGATGGCTCTGAGTATCGGTGGGAGGCGCTGGGCGAACAGTTCTGTGTGACGGGTTCAACGCCCCAGGCTCAATACAACTTCATCCGGCTGAAGACACTGGATGCACCGGGGCAGTATGAATTTCGCTTTATCCCAAAGAGTGGCGCAGATGTAGTGCGGATGTCGCCGCCTGATGCAATTTACTGGCGACTAAACGCCAAGAGTGGCAGAGAGTTCGGCGAAGACTATCAAACGCCTTACGGGCGATTCCGCCTCACCATCGTGGGTGAGAAGGTGGCAGCGTTCAACTTGGCGTCGTGCCGTGAGCTAATCAACCGTGGCAGCCCTGGTGAGGTCCGCACCGAACTGAAGGTTAACCAGATTGGTCATCACGAATGGCTGCCAACAAACCAGTCCGTGGGACGCTTCCAGGCATACTATTATCACATTTTTGGCAGTGCAGCTGATAATAGGAACGAGACCAAGAACCGCACCTACACCATTTCAGAAGGCGGCAAAAGTATTACGTTCCGCGTGACAGCAACAGCTCGCCACACCGACGACAACAGTTATTACGACAACTTTGGCACCCGTTGGTGGTGGGCCGAGAACTCGTGGACGTTTATTAGCAGCACCGGCAAATGGCAGATCGGTGACACTTTTGACCAGATGTTCACTTACGACCATTTTAACCCCTACCTCAGATACTGGGGGGGTGCCAGGGACGGTGGTGTGCGGCTGCGCATCAGCGGCGGCACGATGGAAACCACCATCATCCCTGGCAACGAACCGCGAGAGTTTGAGCGCTACACCGGCTACACCGAAGTCAGCCACTACAGCGAGCTAGCGAAGAGCTGCGACCAAGGACCTGAACACCAGATCGTTTATGTGAACGAAGCTGTAGACAACGGGCTCTCAATCCCTGATTACGGCGCTCTCTCGATGGTGGGGCTGGCGTTGAGGTCAGGGCGTGATTTTCAGCGGCTCGATCAACTGCGGTTCTGGTTGCCTAATGGTGTGAGCTGCCGCCGCGCCATTGATGGCAGTTATGGACCCAGCAACCTGTTCTGTGATCTGGTCTATTTCCTGCTGCATGACAAGCGTGCGGGGATCGGCAACCTGGCTAAGGCCGACCTGATGAAAACGGAGGACTTTGCCAAAACGGCGATGTTCTTGCAGACGAATCGCATCTTCTACGACGGTGTGATTGACCAGGCGCAGAACGTGCGCAGCTTCCTGACGCAGCTGGCCCCGCTCAACCTGTGTGACTTCGTGATCGCCAACGGGCAGTTCAGCGTGGTACCTGCCGTTCCCTGCAATGACAGCGGTGCAATTAACCCAGCCAACGTGCCGATTTCGATGTTGTTCACCGAAGGCAACATCCTTGAAGGCAGCTACGAAGTCACCTACCTGGACGCCGACCAGCGGCGTGATTTCCGTGCGGTGATGAGCTGGCGCGTGATGGAGCGCGACAAGCTGCCCGAAACCAAGACCACGATGGTGCGTTGGCCTGGTGACGAACAGGCCCACACGCCGCAAGAGGTGTTCGACTTGACTGCGTTCTGCACCAGCCGTGAGCACGCGATGAAGGTGGCGCGTTACCTGCTGAGCATCCGCCGCCGCGTGGATCACGCGATTAGTTTTAAGACCACGCCCTACGGCGTCAACCTGGCACCAGGCAACTTCATCCGTGTGGTGACCGAGAGTGCGCCTTACACCGCCACACGCAATGGCGTGGTGAGCCCTGATGACGGGCATGTGATTGCGGCGCAACCCATCGGGGAAGGAAGCCATCGGGTGATGGCGTTCCGCCCCGGAGGTGCGGCTGTTGAGGAGACCACCCTGCAAGTCAACAATGGCATCGTGATCGACAAGGCGTTGTGGGGCACCATCTTCACGGTGCTGGTGCCGAGGCAAGAGCAAAACGTCTACCGGGTGGAGCAGCTGGAGCTGGATGAAGACGGCATGGTGCAGGTGACTGCCAGCCACTACCCCGTCGAGAATGGGCGCAGCGTGATTGCTGATGACGTGCTCGACGAATCCCGTTTCGTCTATTTCGACTGATGGACTATCCCGACGATCTGGTGCCGAGCAGCCGGCAGTTCAATCCAGGCGATTGGCCGGTCAAGAGCTTCAAGGCGCTTGACGGTGCAGAAGTGCGGATCCTGTATGGGAGCAAGCGCACCGGCATGACGCTGCAGCTGAGTTACGACAACATCCGCGATCAAGACGCCGAGCGCTTCCTCGATCATTACAACGATCGCAAGGGCACGTTCCTGACGTTCCACTTCCCAACGTCCCAACCCGGAGCGAGGAAAGGCTGGGCAGGAAATGGCGATGCTCTGGGCGCAGGCGCTTGGGGCAATGCTTGGCGCTATGCCGAGGCGCCTGCGGTCACTAACGTCAGACCAGGGCGCAGCAGCGTGACCATCAATCTGATCGGGGTGTTCTGATGTTCTTTTCGGGGAGCCAAGGTCAGCTGTTGATCGACGGGCAGGTAGCGGCTCGCGTCTCGGGGTGGAGCTTTTCGACCAGTCTGGGCCTGTTAGACACCACCAGCCTGGAAGACACCGACCGGACAACAACACCGGGGGTGCGCACGACGACCGGCAGTTGCAGCCTGTTTTATTACGAATCAGACCCGGGTGAGACCAGCCGCAACGACGCTTCGGTGTTGCTGAACAAGTTGGTGAAGGACCGCTTGGCAGGTCAAGGGCCAGGCCAAGCGAGCGAAGCCGAGAAGGTGACCTTGCGACTGCGCGTGAAGGACGGCACCACCACCGGCAAGTTCGTTGAGGTGCAGGCGTACTTGACTTCGGTTGAGATGCGGATGGCCGTTGGTGAGGTGCTGTCTGCTCAAGTGGCTTGGGAAGCCATCGGTGCTCCTATTGGCGTGGATCTCTGATGGCTGGCGTTTACCTGGGGGACAGCGGACACGTTGAGCTGAAGCGGCACAGCGAGAACGTGCCAATCAGTGGTCAGCTGCTGGCGTCGGATGTCAACGTGACGCGCAAGCGATTCAGCTTTGACTTTGAGCCCAGCGCCCTGATCAGCGGAGATCGAATCGAGATTCGCCGAACCAACGGAAATCTGGAGTTGGTTGTAGGGCATCCCTACCCCGACGGCGAGTGGTACTGCCACGTC